ATTCTCGTAAAGTTATTCCTTTTATTAAACCCGATTACTATGAAAATAAATCTGAAAGAGTCGTCTTTGAACAGATTGCAGAGTTTATTGTCAAGTATGGTTCTGCGATTACAATTGAAGCTTTAAATATTGAAGTTGATAATCGTGTTGATCTAACTGAAACAGAAGTTAAAGAGGTTCGTGAACTTACTGGTTTCCTAACAAACACACCAATTGATTACCAATGGTTGATGGATACTACTGAGAAGTGGTGTCGTGATCGTGCTATATACTTAGCATTAATGGAATCTATTGCATTAGCAGATGGAGAAGATGACAAAAAAGGAAGGGATGCTATTCCTAGCATTCTCTCTGACGCTTTGGCTGTTTCTTTCGATAATCATATAGGACACGACTACCTAGAAGACTACGAAGAAAGATATGACTTATATCACAGGAAAGAAGAACGAATTCAATTCGACCTCGACTTCTTTAATAAGATTACGAAGGGTGGGGTTCCGAATAAAACACTCAATATTGCTCTCGCTGGCACTGGTGTTGGTAAGTCTTTGTTCATGTGTCATGTCGCAAGCAGTGTGTTACTCCAAGGAAAGAACGTATTATACATCACGCTTGAAATGGCTGAGGAAAAGATTGCAGAAAGAATTGATGCTAATCTTTTAAATGTAAATATACAGAACATAACTGAACTTCCCAAACCGATGTTTGATAAGAAGGTTGGTGGTATTGCAAAGAAGACACAAGGAACTTTAATTATCAAAGAATATCCTACTGCATCAGCACACTCAGGTCATTTCAAAGCACTGTTAAATGAACTATCGTTGAAAAAATCTTTTAAACCTGATATAATATTCATAGATTATCTTAATATCTGTGCATCAAGTCGTTATTCAAAACTAGGCAATGTCAATTCTTACTCCTATATTAAAGCGATTGCGGAAGAACTCCGTGGTCTTGCAGTTGAAGCTAATGTACCTATCATCTCCGCTACTCAGACGACTCGCTCTGGCTATGGTAGTAGTGATGTCGATCTTACTGACACAAGTGAGTCCTTTGGTCTTCCAGCCACTGCTGATCTTATGTTTGCTCTTATATCTACTGAGGAACTGGAAGCGTTAAACCAAATAATGGTTAAACAATTAAAGAACAGATATAACGATCCAACCATCTATAAGAGGTTTGTGATTGGAGTTGATCGTGCAAAGATGAGACTATATGATTGTGAACAAAAAGCACAGGATGATATAGTTGACAGTGGACAGGAAGAAGAGTATAATGATATGAAACAAAAACCTAAAAAATCATTTGCAGAATTTAAATTTTAATGACTAAGAAAATTGACTTTGATAAGTATGCTCTATTCGTGGATGGTGTCACATCCGATTCCAGTAAGGATTATCAATGCTTTATTGAGAGTATTAGTTCCCTTGACGGAAAAGGTGCCAATATTCACAGGCTTCTTACTGCTGCTGTTGGTATTAGTGCTGAAGGTGGTGAGTTTATGGAGATTGTCAAGAAGATGGTTTTCCAAGGTAAACCTTGGGACGAGCATAATCGAAAGCATCTTATTATTGAGTTGGGTGACGTTATGTGGTATGTAATGCAAGCATGCAAAGCATTAGATGTTTCAATCGAAGAAGTGGTTGCAGGTAATGTAGATAAATTGAAGAAGAGATATCCTGGTGGAGAGTTTAATGTCTACCAATCAGAAAACCGTAAGGAGGGAGACCTATGAGGGATCAATTAATTAAAGCACTATTAGCTCATGCACAAGGTGACATACAAAAACATGTTGCAAATGTAGAAGTGTATTTGACTAATCCTGCAGGTATAGGAGAGCATTCAAATATTGTAGAAGCAATCGAAACAGAACTTGACATGATTGCAAAGTACCAAGATCAGATAGATATCATACATAAATATTTCAAAAAGTAATTTGAAATATGTTCAAAGCGCAAACTGAGGACAAAGAATCTTTACAAGCATTAGCATTTTCTTTAAGACAGAATAAAGGATCTGATATTACCTTTGATGAAATAAAGAATGCTATGATAAATTATAACGCACAACCTTACTCTGTCAGAGACTGTTGTGGCATTGATGAAACTAAATTAGTTCCAAGATTTAATAATTGGGCAACTGTTGGAGATGAAAAAGATGTTGAGGGTTGGATAAATTCATCTATGTGGACAGCTAATGCTGTTATTGGTTCACATGTTCCGTCGAGAGGAGATTATATTTTTTATAATACAATTGGAGATCCAGTATTTAGAGGTGCATTTAAAAAATTAGCACAGGATGTGGTTAAAAATGCAAAGAATGCAACTGTTAGAAGAGTATATTCAATCGTATCAGAGGGGACAGGAGATAAATGGAATCCTGCTGACGTTATAGCAATAAAAAAAGATCAATCAAATAAAGTTATAAGAGAATGGGAAAATTTTAAGAAGGGTAAACCAACATATAAATCTGATACAACAATAAAAAAAGAGAATGAAAAATTACTTAAAAATGATAAAAATAATGTATCATTAAATCTTGTTGACGATATGGGCATGCTCTTTGATTATAATCAATATGTTGATGATCTTTACAAATCAAATACATGTATTCCAATATCCTTAAAAAAAGTAGCACCAACAGCGAAAGAATTAAAAGAAGTTACCACCCCTAGTGTTCTAATAAAAAAATTTGATCATAAGGCAACGCAGGGAATAGAAGATTCTATAAATTTAGATATTGAAATTACAAGTGTTGACTATAAACCTGATGCTATGAAGTGTATTGTTAATTTTAAATTAGCAGGAGAGAGTGGTCATTTTATGGATATAAGGGGATTTGAAAGTAGTAAAAAGGTTGCTAACGTTCAGATGCAACTTCAAAAAGGAACAGCTGCCAACCACGGTAAGGCAACACTACCTGCATTTTCTTTGATTACAATCCTATCAAATGGTTTAAGAGCTGTTAATACTGCTAAAAAAATTAGAAAAAAACTTTTTGGTAACATAATAATACCAAGTAGTCCAGATCATAAATTTACTGATTATCAACTTTTTAATAGATATGCTTTTAACAGAACAGGTAGATTCTCACAAGAAACTATAAGTGATGATGCTAAATTATGGGCAGAATATTGCAATCAACTATCATCAGATAAAATGAGTGTTTCAAAATTTATAGAACAATATAATAAAAAATTGGGAAGAAATAATTATAAAGACGCAGCTAAGTATCTTAAAAACAAAGTTCAATCATATGAAGTTGGATATGTGTTAGATAAAGGTAAAGGTAAAATATCAGATTTAATTAAACAGAACATTATGAAAAGTGTATACTCTCTAGCGGCATCAAAAGGATTTAGAATATTTGGTAATAAAAAAATTACTGATTACATGACATCTAGCACATATATTAAAGTTGGAGGATAATGAAACAGGAAATTCCAATTAAAGACCTTATGGATTCATTTCATACAGATGAAAAAAACAAAGGTAGAAGATATCGTGAGTTCTTATATCATTGTTATACTAAATTTGAGAAAGAGATTAAGAAGATAAAATCTAAAAAGATGATAAATAGGTATATCACTATGAGAAATAATACTCTTAGTTACTTAATTCAAAACGAAAAAGAGATAACTTTAAAATTATCCAGATGAAATCTTTTTTCCAATTCCTCGAATCTAATGCTGTCCAACAAGCAACCCGTATGGGGTTGACTAGTGATGGTCATGGAGGATGGTACGATAAAAAGGGTGAGTTTGTTGCAAAGACAGAGAAAGGATCATTAAAATTTTTTAACAAAAGACAGAGAATAGGTCAAGATCCACCATCTACGGAGAAAGAAAAGAGTTTATCTGGTATGCAACCAGCAGGTGCACAACAACCTACACAAGAACCAGTTGCTAAATTACCAGAAGCACCACCAGAAGTAGAGAAAACAAAAGGAACATTGACTGTTGCATTTGGTAGATTTAATCCTCCAACAACAGGTCATGAAAAATTATTAAATCAAGTTGCTAAGTCAGCTGATGAAGATGACTATATCATTGTGCCATCAAGAAGTCAGGATGCAAAGAAAAATCCATTAGATGCTGATAGTAAAGTTGGTGTTATGAGACAGATGTTTCCAAAGCACAGTGAGAAAATTGTCAATGATCCTGCAAACAGAACTATCTTTGATGTGCTAAAGAAAGCACATAATGATGGATATGCAGGTGTTAGAGTTGTTGGTGGTGCAGATCGTCAGAAGGAATTTGATAAGTTGGTCAATACTTACAACGGAAAACTATACAAGTTTGATAAAGTAGAAGTAGTGTCAGCAGGTGATCGTGATCCTGATGCTGATGATGTCACAGGAATGTCTGCATCAAAGCAGAGAAAAGCAGCTGCAGAAGGTGATCTTAAATCCTTTATGAAAGGTATTCCATCTTCAATGGAAAAGAAAGCGGCAGAAGATTTATATAAGAATATAAGAAAGGCAATGAATATTAAAGAAGGTTGGAATCTTTGGGAGATTGCACCTAAGTTTGATTGGGAAGGATTGCGTGAAAACTATATTGGAGAAAAAATATATCAAATCGGTCATTTAGTTGAAAACTTAAACACGGGATTAGTCGGACGTATTATTCGTCGTGGAGCAAATCATCTTATCTGTGTTACAGAGAATAATTTTATGTTTAAATCTTGGATAAAAGATGTATCAGAAACAAGAAAAGAATCATTCGATACACTTACAGATGTGTCAGGTGTTCCAGCAAATCAAAGAGAAGTTGGCACTGATGCACTACGAAAATACACCGAAACTATGGTGAAAGGAAGTGCCTACGGAAAACATTTCCTAAATAAATATAGGAAAAAATCAAAACAATAAATTGATGGACAAACCAGTGGCTGCTGCTCCAACAGGAGCGAAGGAAAAAGTTGAGAAACAGGCAAGACAACTTGCTTATGATGTAAGGTATAAGACAAAGCAATCACTTGCTCAAAAGAGTGGTGGAAAGATGGATCCTGCACAGGTTCAGAAAGCTTATATGTCACAACTTGCTAAGTCTCCTGCACCACCAGCAGTGAAGTCAAGAGCAAAACAAATGCTTATGGGAGAAGATTATAAGAGTGACTTAGGTAGATTAGTTTCTAACAGTGCTGCTTCTGCATTATATAAAGTATTTGTTGAACATCATCAGAAAGATGCTAATGGTAATACAATCCCTCATGAAGGAGAAGAGATAAACGAAGAAGAAAAATCATATAAGGTAAGAGTCACTGACAAAAAGACAAGTAATTCTTATGTCAGAATGGCAACTCGTTCAAAGATTGCTGAACTTCGCAGTAACCCTAATATTTCATCAGTTGAAATGACTGAGTATGGATCACCTGCTAAGTCAGAAAAATATAAGGGTAAGCAGACTGCTGATGCTAAGAAAGGAAAATTAGCAAAGAAAGATTATGATGGTGATGGTAAAATCGAAACAGGAACTCAGGAATACATGGGTTCAAAAGATAAGGCTATCAAAAAAGCAATGGCAACTCGTAAGGAAGAGTATTCTTGGAGAGATGGTTTTGCAGAACTGATTGAAAAGAAAGATAAGGAAGAGAAGAAAATTACTGGTGAAGGTGTAAATAACAAGAAACTTATCAAGGTATTTCCTGATGATGTGAAGGAAATGTATGGTAGTGCCGCTGGAACTGGTGCAACAATGGCAAAACCACAACCACCAAAAGAGGAGAAAAAAGCAGATCCTCAAATAGCATCTAAGGAAAAGAAACAGGCAATGCTTAAAAAGCAAGTGTTGATGAAGAAGTTACAGGCAGTTCGTGCAGGTGCAGGTTCCGACATTACATCTTCTTATGAACCAGAGGGTGAAATAGTTGAGGACATGATTGATGATTTAACAAAAGCACCTTCCTCATCATCAGCAGAGGCAGGAGATATAGCAAGACGAAGAGCAAAAAATAAAGCTGCTCTAAAAAGATCAGAGCAGGGAGCTGCAAGAAGAAAAGAAAATAGAAATTACCTTAGAAGTGTAGGAAAGTATAAAGGTCCTATGGAAGGAGTTGAAGATGCAACTCCAGAAATGCCAAGTGATTTAGGTGATATTACATTTGATGCAGGTGGTGCAATTCCTACAACTATCAAGGCAATTGGTGATCCAAGAGAGATTGAGACTGCAATGAAGTTAAAGAAAACTCAACTTCGTGCGTCTGGTCTTAACATGTCTCATGAACCAGAAGGTGATATGGTTGAAGGAAAAGAAGAAGGTGGATACATCTCAAATGCTGCAAAAGCAGAAGTGAGAAACCTAAGAAGATTTGGTAAGAAAGGTAGTGCAACACCAACAGGAACCTTTGGCCAAGGCACATCAGAAAAAGCAAAACTTGCTGTGAAAAGAGGAGAAGAGCATAAAGCAAGAAGAGGTGTTAAAACAAAAGGTATGGGTGAAGCATATGAAGTAACTAATGCTGATAAAAAAGCAAATACCAAAGCATATCAGGGTATGAAGGCAGGTAAAAAGAATGCTGTGACTGGTGAACCTTTATATAAAAAGGCAGATCATATGAATGAGAACTTAGTCACTATTGAAAATTTAAATAATGTATCAAATATAAATGTGAAACCAAGTGCTTATAAATCTGAAAAAGATGTAATTAAGGACATCTTAAACAACAAAGCAGATGTAGCATACGAAAACAGACAGGTTGCTATGGAACCTGAGAAGCATAAAGATCCAGACGAGTCTGATAAACCATATAGACAGAGATCTAAAGCTGCAAGAATGAGAGATCCAAAGAGAGGAATTAACTCTCCTGCATTTAAAAAGTTCATGGCAGATAGAGGTATGTAATGAAAACCTTTAAAGAATTCATAAGTGAAGAAGGATACGATCATTTAAGAGACAGGGGAATGGTAAGACCATCTAAGGATAAGAAAGATGCGACTTCATATCCACCAAGTGCAGAAATGAGAAAGACACAGAAGGTAAACAAAGGACCTTCTGCACTTGAACGTGTGAAAAAGAAGTACAAGGGTCAGATCATGGATTTAGGTAAAAAATAATGCCAGCAGTTTCTAAGAAACAGCAAAAGTTTTTTGGAATTGTTCGTGCTATTCAAAAAGGTGAACAAGCTCCTACCACACCTGAGACTGCGAAAGCAGCCGCAGATATGAAGAAGGGTGATGTCAAGAAGTTTGCATCAACCAAACATAAAGGTTTACCTGAGAAGAAAAAGATAGAAGAAGATAGACAAGTTAAAAAAATTATAAAACAACTACGCAAGTCTGTTAAAGCACATAAAAAACAGGCAGATACTCTTGAGAAAAAGGTAAAGACTTTTAAAGAAAGTAATTTCTCTAATATCACAGTAGGTAATAAAGTAGGTCAAACCTTTCAACATGTAACTGGTGCAACCATTACATT